TCAGCCGCTTTCTTTTATACCCTGTGAGAAATCCGGGCTAGGGCTTGCTTCTACATCAAAGAAAATATTTTCAGACGCTCTGAATATTGACGCCGTTGTTGTTGGTATGTAAGGGCTAAAGCATTCGCCAAACTCTACCTGGCTACCTTCTACGTCTATAACATCACCAACTACTAGGTCTGATATAAATGAAACTGATTGCTGTGAGTTTTTAAAGGAATAAACCGCGCGCTGAGTATCCACGTCATAGCTATCAAAAGATATACCTATCCGCTTACCATTCACACATGGATCAACATAAACGATAGGATTTCCAAAACCATTAACACCCGTAATTTCTTCGCTATCAAAGTTTACTGTAGCACGGCTTGAGCCTCCCGCATTATCTGATAGCGCAAATAGAATGTTACCAGTGGTTGTTGCATTACCAACGAACACGCTTAATGTAACTCGCCCTAATCCGCCTGGAAAATCCTGTGATATTGCGTTTGACTGACCAGCAACAGTTACGGCCATGCGTTGAAAATTGACTGATTTTATCGGTGAAGGGATACCGCTATCAAACCAAAGGGTTCCTCCGATCCAAATCGATTCATTAAAATCACCGCTATGAAGCACTTCATTTTTACGCGCCTCTCCTACGCTTGCACCCAGCGGCTGCGAGTCAAGCCACCGGCGCGAAATCTCATCAACACCGAACTCTTCTAACGCTCCGGACGCGCCTTCTTCAAGCTTTAATGTCTCCCGCGTCACCGTACCAACGGCAGAGAAGTCAGTTGTCTGGGTAAGCGATTTACTATCAGCGTTATAAATTCCCCTACCAAAATCAAAATCAAGCGTTGCCGAGCGCCGAAACTGTTCAAGAATATTAATCTGGTACTGATCCGCCACCGCTTCTACATAGCCTTTGGCATCCTCCGCGCGGTCGGCATTCGCTTTAGCGCCGTCGATTGCCTGAGCATACTGGCTGACATAACCCGCTGCGGCGACCATATCGGCTTGAATCGGAAAGAAGTTTTTCCGGTGTGCGCCGCCGTACATACCTGTTTCTGGGTTGGCGTCGTTAGTGTAGGTATTGCCTGAGCCACCGATTGACGGCGGGAAAGTGACTTGATCAACCATCAAAGTATCTCCTTTAACGCTACCGCCTTTTTATAGTTGCGGGCGTAGGGGTGTGTTAGCGGGTTAAGTGCGGTTTGTCGGGCGATAAACGTTGTCGCAAAATTCATGGGCGATTGCCCGGCGTCCTGGGCGTAGAGAATTTCGCCGTGCAACCCTAGCTCGCGATCAAGAGCGAGGCCGCGCCGGAAACCTTCTTCTTGATCCAGGTGGCCAAGCTCAAACGCGACCGTTCGTTTTCCCATTGCCGGGTCGGCGTATTCGGTGCGCTTCGGGTCTTTTGCGGTTTCGAACTGAGTATCGTCTTCGTGCCCCCACTGGGGGCCAAAATTCATGTTGTAGCGGGGCTGCCACACGCGGGATATAAACACCCGCCCAAGACTCACATAGCCCGCCGTGTTGCTGGTGTCGTCTATCTCGATGCGGATCGCTTGCCCGATTTGCGTGCTGGGCAAAAACAGCCAGGCTAACGGGGTAAACGACTCGCGGTCAGCATCGTCAAATTCGCCGCCCCAGTAGTTGTCATACTCCCATTCCAATTCACTTGTGGCGTATACCGCTGGCCACACGCGCTCCCAGTCGCTTTGCCAGAGCTGTTGCGTTGCGGCGGCATCGAAATACACCGTGATACGCCATTTCGCGACCGCTGTTAGATTGTGCGCAGCCATGGCCACGACGCCCACCGGGCGAAAGCGGGGCAGCGTAAACAGCATTTGTGTGCTGCTCAGGTTTAGATCCGTGGTGCGCGCCAGCTCTGAAAACGTCGGGTCCAGCAGCTGAGCGGCGGGCAATTCTGGCTCCCAACTGCCGCCGCTAACCGACGCTTTGTTAACGTGGTTGGGCCAACACAGGATTACTTTTCCCTCTTCAAGCATGCGTTAACCCCATAGAGTGAGTGATATACGGTTTTTTGAGGCATCCACTAACCGCCATACAATCAGCACGTTACGGCCAGCGCTGTAGCCAAGCCGGGGCGTGACGATGCGGATGGTTTGATTAACGTCCAGCGCGCCCGCGTCTTTAACGCGGGCGACGACGGTTAGCCGATCACGCCGGGGCGATAGCAGCGCCAGCACGTCGTTAGCGGTGGTTTGCGCTTTACTGCGGCTAGCGAGGTCGCTAGCCAGGGTGATAGCGTCCGCTAGGGGATGGCGCGCCAGCGTGGCGTTTGATACCGCGACTGCGTCACGGTATTGACTCGCTAGCCGCGCGCGGCGGCTTTCCCCGACGCCGCCCGCAAGGTTTTCTTGCACCGTCTCGATGCGGTCGGCCTGCCACGTCACGCGACCAATGGGCAGGCCGTTACTGCCCGCGCCTGCGGAATCGCGGTCAATCGTGATGATTTGATGGTCGTTAAGCGTTAGTACTGGCACGCCGGGCGGGGCGAGCAAATCGGCGTCTATCGTCTGCGTGCCGGTCAGTCGGTAATAGCCCGCGCATGATGCTACTAGCCGATCAAGCAGCGCGGCGGTGGTGGTTTCAGACGTGACCCACAACCGCACCCCGCCCCGGTTATTCAGCGCGCCCACGCTAGCAACGCTAACGCCCGCCTCGCCTGCTATCTGCTCGATCACGTCACCGGCATTAACAAGCGGTGCGTTAGCGTCGCAGGTAAGCTGCCCAGCCGGTGCTTGCCCGATGCGGATATACCCCTGGTAGCGCCGCCATTTGCCGCGCGGCGGCTCCCACTCGCTCCACTCCCCCGACGTGGGCGGCGTTCCCTCAAGCTCAGCGAGTGACGAATAATCGCCGTCGAATTCCAGCGCTACACCGCTGTCGTAAACCGCCGTCACGGTGCAATCCAAATCACTGATTTGATAGATCAGCTTTGAGCCGTTGACTAACACCGGCTGTGCGTTGCGCACCTGCCCGTATAGCCGGGGTTTTACGTTGCCGCCTATATCGTCGTCGGTGCCTTCCAGCCCATCGGGCGCAACGTTGGTGCCTGCAAACCGCGTTAGCGGGTGGGGTTGCTGCAGGATCTCCACCGGGTCACGCAATTTGATAGACACAAGGCTGCTACCAAACGACACACGGGCAACGGTGCCTTCCAGCACCGTCGTTAAGACGCCCTCGTTTTCATACTCAAGCACCGCGCGGCGGCCGTCCGTGGCGTAATCCACCAGCCAATCAAGCTTTCTATCGTTGTTGATTAGCGTGGTTTCGCCGTAGCCGCTGCGGTCTACCCGCAATAGCTCCCCCGCAAACAAACCAGCCCGGTATAGACCGGGCTGTTGGATGCGTTGCCACCATCGAATGGGTGCCGGGTCTACATACCCCGGCATGGCAAAGCGTAACGTTTTGGGGTTGCCTTGCGGGTCAAGGGCATCTATTGCTAATCGCCAGCTCATCGCGCCCCCTGCAATCGTGCCGCCGTACCCATTTCATCTAGCGCTGCATTGGCTTTCTGCAGCTCGCTAATTTGCTGTTTCGCGCCTTCTGCCTGCACATCGACGGATGCGCCGGTGTGCTGCTCGATGGCTTTAAGCAAGCGGGTAATCTCTTTGTTTTGCAGCGCAATTTGCCGCTGCATATCGCGTACAACGTCGTTTTGATCATTGCGATTTAGCAGCGGGAACGCGGCAATGTCAGGCATGGGGAGGTCGCGCGGGGCGGGCATTGACAGCCTGGGCGCTGACGCACCGCTGGTGGCTAGCGCGCGCAGAGCGTTAGCAGGGCCTGCAGGCACAACCATCTCGCCCTTGTGCAGCTCAGCCAAATAGCCATCAAAACCGATATTCCACGCGCCGCTTGCATGACTACCGTTAACGCCACCGACGCCCGCCGCTGCGTAGCGCGCGCCGATGCGCTCAGCCCACTTGTAGTGCTGCTCAGCGTATTTATGGCCGATACCGCTAGCAGACTCTTTGTGCTTGTACGTGAGCCAATGGCCAATCCCCTTTAATGCCGTGGGTGATTGATGATCAGCAAACGTAACGCGCATACCCTGTGAAGAGTTTTTAGCTGCATCCGTGTTGGCTTTTGTTCCTGCAGCCCCTGCCTTGATGGCCTCCAAGCGGCTAATCTGCCCATCGCCGTCGGTGTCTAGCTTTTGATAGATTTTGCGCAGCTCGGAATCTGACGCCATGCCTCTAAATTGCTTGCCAAATTCGTCGTAATCAATCAGTCCGCTAGCGTCAAAATCAATGCTGTTAAACATCGGTCCTAACGACCCGGCGATGCCATCCGCTAGCCCAGCCACGCGGGCGGCGGTGTTTTCCTCAGCGCTGATAACGCCGTCGCCGTTGATGTCTACCCGCTTGATTAGCCTGTCAATTTCGGAATCTGTCGCGATGGGTGACAGCGCGGCGCGCACTTGCTGGGCGGTTAGCGTCTTGGTGCGCAAATCCTGCATCTGATTACGCAGCACGTTTGTTAGCCGCGTGTCGCCGGGCATGGATTCGATAACAACGCTTTCGAGCTTATTAATCACGTCGTCGTTGTTTAGATCCATGCTGTTCATCATCGCGCGGATCTGGGCATTAGTGGCCATGCCCTTTAGCCCAGACTGCAGCTCGCCAAACGTCAGGTTGTCGTCCAAGTTTTTATCGAGCATCGCGAACGATGATGACAGCGACGCAGCAACGCCCCCGGCAATGCCAGACACTCGTTTAGCTGTTAGCTCTTCGGCGGTGATAATGCCGTCGCCGTTAGCGTCTACCTCTTTGATTAACCTGTTAATTTCGGCATCGGTGGCAATCGGGGAAAGCGCCTGTTTCACCTGAGCGCTTGTCAGCGTCTTGCTACCCAGCGCCTGCATTTGATTGCGCAGCACGTTGGTTAAGCGGGCATCGTTCGGCATGGATTCGATAACGACGCTTTCTAACTTATTGATAACGCCGTCGTTATTTAAATCCATGCTGTTCATCATGGCACGGATTTGGGCGTCTGTTGCCAGCCCGCCCAGCCCTTGCTTTAGCTCGCCAAACGTCAACAAGCCATCAACATTGGCATCTAGCGAATCAAACGACCCGGCGAGCGACTGAGCCACGCCCGACGCCAGCCCGCCCAGCTTGGCGTTGGCCAACTCCTGTTGACTGATCATCCCGTCGCCGTTGGTATCAACAGCCGCGATCAGCGCGCTAATCTGCGCATCTGTGGCTTTATCACCCAACGCCCGTTTGATCTCGCTGAACGTCAACAGGCCGTCTAGGTTGCCGTCGATCTGATCAAAATTGCGCGATAGTGAATCAACCGCATTCCCAAAGCCGGTATCAAACGCGCCCGCCAACGTGACGGTCTGATCGCCAATAATCCCTTTAAATTCATCGGCAAGGAATTGCTCAGGGCTGAGCATTTCCGGCAGCTTTTCCAGCATGCCAGTTACGCGGTCAATCGTGCCGACGGTTTGCGCACCGCTGGCACTCCACCCTTTTTGAGCCTCGATAAAGCGGTCAGCGTACTGGGTAATGCTGCTCATTGCCGCGCGGTCGCCACTTGCCGCTTTGGCGTACTGCTCATCAAACGCGGCAGACGCGGCGGCGAGCTGATCACCCGGCGACGCTAGCCCCTTATCGGTGCTTTGCAGGCCGTCGATGTAGCTAGCAATGCCGGTGCCAAACGATGCGAGCTGTTCGCGCGCGCGCTGCCATGCGTTCGCCTCTTGCTCAATGGCTCGAATGCGCTCCTGCTGGGCACGCTCTGCCTCCCGTTGAGCCTCTTGCTCATCTTCAAGTGCCCAAATGCGTTGCTGTAGACCGCGATTGCTTGAGTCGAGCGCATCCAGGTCACGGCGACGTAGCTCGGCAGTATTCCCTTGTAGTGTCAGCAGTTGACGCTCTAGCTGCTCACGTTCGCGCAATGCGTCGGCTGTGCCACTAGCAGCATCGCCAGCTGCTTCGACAGCAGGCGTTAGCTCAGAGAACGAAGCGCTAAGTTGCAGTAGTTGAGCGTATGCCTGGCGTCCTGATTCGGTGCTCAGGTCCTGAGCCTCGACAAGAGCGCGGAAGCCTTCGCGAGTTTCGGGCAGTTGCAGCCCCATACCGCTCAGCGCGCCCGTTAGATCTTCCGTGAGATGCGCCGCACGCTCTGCTTCACTAAAGAAGTTTTGATAGTACGACTGCTGCAGTGCCGCCAGATTTTCAACGCCGCCAGCGAGTTGGGCAACGTCTTGAGCCGCTTCGTAGGCATAGCCGCCCGCGATATTGAACTGCAGCCCCAGCCGCTCCGAAGCACTGGTGAGAAGCGCATGCGCCTGCTGCGTGGTCTGCGCCTGAGCAATAATCTCCTCTGTGCTGCCGCTCAAGGTGCGAGCGAATGCGCCGAAGTCACCCGACATCGCGCCGAATGCGGCTTTTGTGCGATCTCCAAGTTGGTCAGCAATGCCCGCAGCATCCGACGATTTGAGCCGCATCTGCTGAATCGCGTGCGTCATCGCCTCAACGTCGCCGGGAGCCAAAGCAGCGATCATGTCATCCGTGGCGGCGATGGTTTCTAAAAACTGGCGGGCGTTGTCGAACGAGCCGAAAGTTTCTTCTAAGCGGTTGGTGTTGCCACCGTTGAAGCCCACATTTCCAAACGCCCCGGTAGCCGTGACGCCGTGCTGAACGTCTTCAAAAATCGTGCTGGGGTCTTGGTAGGTCGTCATCAAATCAAACGACGGCCCACGCGATTTGCTGCCAAACAAGCCGCCGATGGCTTTAGTGATGCCGCCGCCCAACAGCGAATCGATAGCGAGGCCGCCCGCGATCCAGGGCATCGCGGTGCTAATACCGGATGCGATACTGCTAGCGAGGCCAGCAGAATTACCCAGCGCAGCGCCAGACGCCGCACTGCCCGCCCAGCCGCCGTAAGTAGCGCCACCGGCGACTTGGCCAGCGCTTGCTAATGCGGCAGACGATAGCCCGCCCTGCATCGCTAGCGAGGGGGCGGCGGTAGAGCCACCAAAGCCCAACGCGCTACCAATGCCGCTTATGGCATCGCCCACGTAGGGCAGCTTTTTAGCGCCGCTGTATAGCGAGCTAATACCATTAAGATTGTAGCCTCCACCGCCACCACCAGCACCACCCGCGCCAGGTATTCCCAGCGCACCCCCCATCTGCTGCGTAAATTCCACAACGATAGGTTTCAGTGTGGCTTGATATGCAAGCTCGGCTAGTAAGCGCTTAAAGCCGTCTAGCAGTTGATCAGTAAAATCATCGAAGGAATCAAACGCGCCGGTAAAGGCATCCGCAAACGTTTCATCTATGCGGTTGCTAGCCTCCTCCCACGCACGCGCCATTTCCTGGGCGGCGGGATCAGCATCTAGTGCCAGTTGCTGCATTTCATCGCGAATGGCGGCAATCATGCGCGCATACTGAGCAGCATTCGCCGGGTCGTTGCGCCAGCGCTGGTTAACCTGCTCTAACGCTTCTTGCAGCTGCTGGGCTTTCTGATAGTGGCGGTCGTAAGTGCTTACCAGCGACTGCGTTTGCTTTTCGTACTCTTCGGCACCGGTGGCCGCGCGGCGGTACTGCTCAGCGTTCCAGCGCACCGCTTTGCCGTAGGCTTCTTCGCTGATAGTGCCGTCTGCCAGGGCTTTATCCAGCACGCCCAAACGTTCTATATAGTCGGCGTGGTCTTTCAGCAGCGGGTCCATCTCCTGCTGAATGCCGACCAGGGCTTTTGCTTGAGCCTCGGCTGACTGCTGGGCGGCTTGGGCTTGGCGTTGCGCGTTGCGCTCGGCTTCCTCGGCAGCGCGGCGCGCTTCGGCGGCGGCTTCCTGCTGGGCTTTGCGCTGGTCTTTCAGCGCTTCGTCTTGCACCGTCAGGAAAATGCTATAGCCGCGCATGATGTTGGTCACATCATCGCCCATGCCATCTAGGGCACGGTTAGCCGCGCCCATGGCTGAGCCACCGTCTCGGGTGGCGGCGATGCTTTCGCGTAGGCGGTCGTTGTACTTAGCCCACGCGTCTAGGGTGGTGGCTGAGGGTGCGCCGTTGTTGACGGCTTGGCCGGTGTTTTCGGCAGCGTCTGCCGTGGCGTTCATATCCGCTGTTAGCACACGGATTCTGTCGTCCAGCTCGTCCGCGTTCACGGTGCCGTTGGAGAAGTCCCGCGCCAGCAGCTTGAGCTTGTCCAGCATGTCGGGGGGTATGTCCATATACCCTTGGGCCTCTTCCAGCACGTCGGCTAGGCGGCGGCCTCCCTCTTCCACCTTGTTGATTTCGCCCAACAGGCGGCGGTAATTCTCATATTGGGTTTCATCGCGCCCGCCAAAAATAGACGCCCCGCCCAACTTAGCGATCTCTTGGCGAATATCGCCCAGCGCGGCGCGGGCTTTCTCGGCCTCTTCCTCTTGCTGCCGCCCCCACTCGACCAACGCGGCCTGCTGCGCTTCCCGCGTCATTTCGCGGAAGCTCTCGATGGTTTGCTCTAACGGCTGGTCAAGATCCATAAGCGACGCGCTTACTTCATCGGAGCTGTCGCGGAACAGGAAAAACGCGCTAGCCGCGAGTGTGGCCACGCCCAACGGGCCACCCAACGGGGCCATGGCCGCACGACCTATACGCATTGCGCCCGCCAACGCTGTATGCGCGGTGGCGGCGGTATTGGCGGCAGCGGTTGACGCCGCATAAGCGGCGTTCGTGGCGGTAGCCGCACGCCCGGCGCGCTCTTGGGCGGTGGCCAGCGCCTGCGCTGAAATAAGTGTTTGCTGTTGGGCAGCGTGCAACGCTTGCTGCTGGGCAGTGGCCTGGGCCATTAGCCCCTGTTCGGTGCGGCGGATCTCTGCCAAACGGGTAAGCGACTGCTGCCGACCGGTGGCGGTAATTTGCGCCTGTAGGCGTTGGACTTCTAACGCCCGCTCAGCGGCCATGAGCTGTTGAGTGGTTTGGATCTCCCGCAACTTGCTAGCGGCTTCCACCTCGGCAGCCTGGGCGCGCTGGGCAGCAACGCGGGCGCTGTTCTGCGCGGCCACCTGCTCAGCTTCTGCCCGGCGGGCAGTCTCTAACGCTACCTGCCGCTCACGCTGAGCCACTACCGCCGCTTGGGCAGCGGCGGCGCGGTCGGCGCTGATCTTTTTCACCGCGGCGGCACCGCTGGCCGCCAGCGCGCCCACCAACCGGCCCGCCAGTACGCCGCTTAACAGCCCGGCCCCATCGGTGACTAACTCAACCACCTCGCCCATACCGCCCAGCCACTGGATCAGCTCTTGCGCGCCGTCAGATACAGCGATGAAGCTAGGTGCCCACTCAGCCGCTACCGAGTTTGCAAAGGCGGTGCCGAGCGCGGTTAGCTCGTTGAGCTTTTGCGCCGCCTGCTCGATGCTGTCGATGTCGCTTTGAGGCAGGGCCACGCCGAGCTGATCGGCTAGGGAAATTTGATCCCGTAGCGCGGCGGCGTTGTTTTCCAGCAGCGGCAGCAGGCGGCTAGCGTCGTTAGCCAACGACTCCATGAAAAAGATTTTTTCGCCCTGGGTGGCCACCCCATCGAGCGCTTCGCCAATAGCCAAGAGCTGCTGATCGGGCCGCATGCCCATGAGCGTATCGATATCGAGGTTCAGGCGCTCGAACAGGTCGGCAGCTTCGCCGCCGCCGGTAGCCACAAAATCACCAATCTTCTCGCTGGTGTCTTTGAAAATATCGCCCATCTTGCCCGCGCCAAGGTTGACGCTTTGGGCGGCAAACTCCCATTGCTGCAGGGTTTGCACAGTCACACCCACGGAACGGGCCAACGCGGCCTGCTCGGCCACGTTATGGGTTTGGGTCACGGCCATGGCCCCCATGGCGGCGGTGGTAGCGGCGCTTACCGTGGCCAGCCGCTGCGCGTGCGCGCTCACGCTCTCAAAGCTGGCCTTCATTTCTTCGCTTTGCCGCTGGGCGCGCTGCATTTCGCGGGTCATATCCGCGTTGGCTTGCTGCAGCTCACGGGTGGCTTTTACGCCGCTGGTACTGTCGCCTTTAATGACAAACTCAGTGGTGTATTGCTTTGACGACATGGGGGCTTACCTCAAATTTCAGGCATAAAAAACCCGCCAAGTGGCGGGCTTTTATGCGTCTCTATTGGGTTACATCTGCTCTATCTGACGCTTAATGTCATCGATACACGCATCATAAAAAGCGTTCTCCTGCTCGCGGGCGGGACGGTCACTTTCATAAGCGTTTTGCACTAAGCGATGCAGCGTTCGATCATCACCGGCCACCGCTAGCAAGCGGTCAAGCGGCACGCCGCTTTCTCTAGCCGTCACCACTTCTGTAATGAGCTGGCTACGGGTGCGGCAGTTGTCCACGCCCGAGAAAATCGCCTCCGCCACAACGGCGACGCTCTCGTTAGCGACCGCCTGCGTTATCGAAAAGCCTAAAAACGGAGCTGCCAGCAGCGCCAGCAACCGCTTATTTGCGTTAATTCTCACCATCATTTAGCCCGCCGTTCGTTAGCGTATTCATTAAAAACCGCCCACGAACTTATAACACTCATTATTCATTGGCTAGGCGCTACCGCCGCATCACCTCCAACGCCCCCGCCTCAATATGCTGGATTTTGCGCAGCGTGCCGCGCATATCGTCTACCTCTAGCATACGCATCGTGCTTTCTAGCTGGGTGCGCTCGATGCCCATGGGCATGGGGTTGCCCATGGGCGGGGTCAGGTAGCGCCACTGGCTGGCACAATCACGGAACACGTCAAACGCGGTGGCGTTCTCTGGCCATATCACGATGCGTTCAGGCGTTTTATAACGCTCGGGGATGGTGATTCCCCAAGCGTCTAGGTCGCTTTTCAACTCATTTCTCGTACCACCTTGAGCGCCCGCCCAAGCGCGCCCAAGGTCGTTTAGTTTTTTGCGGTCAGCTCCGGCATGCCCTGCTGAACTTGGTTCCAAGCGCGTACGCAGCCCATCAACACGTAGGGGTCTTTCAGCAACTTATCTTTCATCTCGTCGGTGACTTCCATCGGGTTGCCGTTTTTATCGGCAAAGCCGTCAAGGCTGACTACATCCTCTTTCACGTGGTCGAAGCCTTTAGCCTCGCCGCTCTGCTGTTTTTGGTGCAGGGCGTCTTGCTCGTCCAGATCCCGCACGCGGATCTCGGCGGTAAACTCTTCTTCTTCGCGACCTGGGCGCTTAATGGAAACGGTTTTGAATACGGTGGCAAGGCCAATCACAAATGCTGCAGCCATGGGTAATACTCCTGAGTTTCATTTTTGGGGAACGCTAGAAACGACGACGCCCGCTTATGCGGGCGTGGCGTCGTTATTTTTTAACGTGAACTTGTCACGGTTTAACTATTACGCGGCGAACAGCACCAACTCGTCGTCACCCTCTACAGGCAGCCAACGCAGGTCGCTTTGCACATGGGTAATGCCGTCGCTGTCCTGCGTGGTCATGCTGGCCATCTGCACTTTTGGCCCGCGCGCGCCGACGATGTTGCCGGGCACGGTGCCATGGGAAAACGCCACCGCGCCGGTGGTAACCACTTGGTGTGATTCGATCTTTTGAAACACATCAAAATCAGCGATGCGCGGCGCTTGGAATGCCGCTTGCCCGGTGGGCGCGCTGTCGGTGATATGCACACCTTCGTAGTTAACCAAGTTTCGGTAGGTCACTGTGTTAGCCAGGTCAAAGCTAAAGCTCTGGCCAATGGCCTCATGTCCCAGCAGCGTGAACTCGGTGGTGTTCTGGAAATTCACCGGGATCTCATCCGCTTGGTTTTCGACGCTCAGCGTAATTTCCGCAACTGTCGTGGGTCGCTGATACAAGCCGGTGAACGTAAACGCTAGCGTTGGCAACGCACCGGTGGCAGCACTGCCGGTAATCGTGCCGCGCACACCAGTAACACACTGCTGCTGGCCGTCATGCAGGTAGTAGATCGTGAGCGAATCGCCCTCGTTGCTAGTGCGGGCATAGGTCACTTCGCCCGCATCAAGGTCTTCCACTTCTTGCATCTGACACGCGCGCGCTAACAGCCCCCACGCAGGCGGCACAACCGACGTACCAATGACCGGGGCTGTGCCGCTACCGCTCCACGGCACGGTAACTTGTACTTGTGTATTGGGGCCGGTATTGATTTGCGCATAACCGCCAAATTCTGGGCGAATGCGCGCTCGCTCAACGGTATTGCCTTGATAGGGCGTAATGCTTAGCTCGGTGGCAAGCATCAACGTGCCAGTTTCAATCGCCGGGGCTACGCCGTATTCCGTTTCCAGGCATACCACAATGGCTTTTTTTCGCTCAAGTAGCGGCGTCATCGTCTTTACCTTTTACTTTGGTGACTGTTTTCGCGCTGCTGGGGGCTGCGGCAGGCGCGGCGGCGGGGGCGGTGGCGATGGCTTTTTCTTTTCCGCTTTCCACCTTGCTTGGGTGTTCTGCGTGCGCGCCGTAGCGTTGCTGTTTTGCCGGTTTGCTGATTTGCGTCAGCTCACCGTTTTGGCGGCGAAATGAGCCGCCTTGCTTGGTGGGCATGGTTTCCTCCGGGCATAAAAAAACCCGCACACGGCGGGGGCTTTGGGTTAAGGGGGCGGGCTAGATGGTGATGGTGCGGGGCCCGCGGAGGTGGGTGTCCACCGTCCAAAACTCACACCACCAGATAAGGTCACCGCGAATGTCAGTAGTCTTCCCACCCCGGTAAGCCATTGCATTGTGGTATTGGCTAAATACATGGCCCATCAATGCACTACGCAGGGCTTGTCGCTGGGCCTTAAAATCAGATCGCTTGCACACCAGCCAGACCCCATAAGTCAAAGTAACGAGCTGGACAGATCGAAGCGTTTCGGGCGGGCCGTCTACTGCATCCTCTGCTAAGTACGCCAAAGCTGCTGGCGTCTGGGTATCGAAGCTGTCGATCGGCTCTGCAAACCATGCTTCATCCACGTTCACCAAGCCGGGGCATTGGTCACGCACTCTCTCCAGCAGCTGGTCGATAATGTCAGGATCGTTCATAAGCGCCCCGCTTTGCGGTTAAGAATATATTCAAGCCGGTTGCTAAACTGCTCTGGAAGGTCTCGCCTTACTAAGTCTTGAGCCGCTTCAATGACGGATGGGTTTGCGACCATCTCAGGTATCGAAGGCCCAAAGCGCATAATCGGCTGGCTAGCGTTATCGCCGCGATCCTTCCGGCGTAAGATATGCCCCTTGGCATGCCAGCCACCCTGTACCAGTTGCCGGGGCTTATCCTTTCTCACACGAACCGTCACGCCACGGCGGCGCATCTTGGAGCCTTTGCGGGGCCCCGATCGAACGGTTCGGTTTGGGTTAACTGGCACCCACCGCTGGCGTGGACTGAATTGCACCAGTGGCAGACGCCGACCTGTGTACAGCAGCGCCCGTTGGGGGTCGCGGCGGTGCCGATGAATCTTTAAGCGCTTTTTGATATCCGCCGCTTTAACCGTGTAATGGCTACGGGTATTACGGCTGATCAAAGTGGCGGCTTTGCCGGTGCTACCATCAAGTGCCCAGGCTAAGGCCTGCTCTACATCGGCATCTTCATACTGTTTTTTCAGCTGCTGCAGGTCGCGCAGGTCGAATTTGTAATTCGGCATGCCACCTCCTTTGCAGTAGCGCTACGACACCCACAACCGCCGTTCAAACCCGTCATCCTCCAGGATCTGCTGAACGGTCCAGGTTCGCCCCGGCACGGCAATCGTATCGCCCTGCCTCGACGTGGCCACGTCCGCGACTAGCACTGAAATGGTGGTAACGTGCATCGCGACTTGATCCTGGTCGTAGACCTCATAACCACGATCTAGTACCACGTAGAGCTCAGGGGATGAAGATTCGCTGCCTTGGTAGGCAGCGAGCTTTCCCGCGTCGCGGTACATTTCGATAAGGCCCGCTAGGATCTCATCATCAAAGGCGCTCATTACTCGCCACCTGAACCGCCACCAGAGTCGCCTCCGGTACCGGTGCTCTGTCCGTCACCTCTATTGCCACCTGAACCGCCACCAGAGTCGCCTCCGGTACCGGTGCTCTGTCCGTCACCTCTATTGCCACCTGAACCGCCACCAGAGTCGCCTCCGGTACCGGTGCTCTGTCCGTCACCTCTATTGCCATCGCCACCGGCACCACCTGGTGGTGTTTCAGGCGGGGGCGGTGACCGCTTGGCTTTACTGGTGCCCTTGCCCTTTGCCGGGGCACCCAGCTCAGCAATCACGCCCGCATCCACTAGGCGTTGCTCTTCGGCGGCATCCTTGGGCTTGTAGGGCTGACCAAGCTTGGCGAGAACTTCTTTACCCTTTTCGATCTGCCCACGCACCACCACATATTGTTTAGCTGCCATGATAACCTCCGCTGCTTATTTAAAAACGAATGTCTAGAAACCAATCACCCCGCCATTTGGCGGGGTGAGTTAGACGACCTTGGCGAAGACGAAGGCGTCAGGTTCATGGAATCCGGGGATCGGTGCGGACTGCATTGATAGCCAGCGCACACCCGCATCCTCATCGGGCCAGCTTTTGGGGTAGCGATCGACATCGAACAGACCACCTTCAATCGCTTTTACATCCTTGATCGCGCCATACAGCATGGAGTTACGACTGGTGGTTGGGCCCACAATCAAGCCGCCGGCAGGAATCATCGGCTCATCTTCTAAGCCGCTGTCATCCTCTTCACCGTCCGGGGTGAACCACTCTTCATACTGGTAAAGATCTAAACCAGGATCATTGAGATAACCCAAGTAAGTGACGCCGTCCGGCAACTGTTCAGGCTTGATCATTCCCATATCAACGCGGCGAGTATTGAGCTTTTTCAACACTTCTTCGCTGTCCATGAAGGCATCCGCCGCTTCTGCGCTCATCACACACGCATTGGCGGTACGGCCACTCTTCTTCGAGACTCGGCGCTTGTATTTACGTAAATCAGCAATGGGATCGGCACCGGCGGCAGTCCAAAGCGTGGCTTCAGTCACCATGTTGTCAGCGTCCATTTGGTAATCAATGAGGTCATTAACCCCTTCACCAATGATGGGTACCTGGCCAGTCGTTAGCGCTCGCGCAATCATCCACTCTTCGCGGCGGCTGATACGGTCATCCAGATCCTGCATATCACGGCCAAGCTGATCACCTGCACGATCCAGCGGGGTACGTGCAGAGTAGATATGCTCACCTGCCTGACGAACTAGTAACTCACCTGCAGTGGTCTCTAGCTTGGGCTTTACGTAAGCAGGTTTGTAGCTGCGCATTACAAAGCCTTGGCGATCGACCACGGTACCGGGGCGGTTGGGGCGAACGAACGGCGCCATACGGCGGTTGCCTTTCATGATATCGATGTCGATATGCTCGGTGGTCGCCATGATGGGCGCAGCACCAAAGAAAGTCGTTGTCAGGAAACGACGCGGACGCGGCATACGCTCCACAGCCGCAAGCATGGTGCGTAGGTCAAATAGGTCCATGGGGTTCTCCAAAAGGAAAGGAAAGGGTTCGCTAAGCGCTCGCTATCAGCCTGCTTAGTGGACGAACAGCGACCAGGGGCGCAGCGCTTTACGCACTGACGCGATGGTGTGACCTTCGCCAAGTGTTAGTGCGGCTGAGCGTAGGTCGCCGGTTAGCATCACTTCCGCTTCAACAGGGCCATCAGTGGCGTCAACGTCTTCCCAAAGCACCACGCTTGGGGACTCGCTGCCATCCGTCGCAGCGGATGCACTTAGTTTGTACTCTTCTGCAGCGGTAACTTCGCCAAGCACGCTGCCTTCTGCGAGCACTTCACCGGCGGCAATCATCACCATGGCAAAGCGAACCGGGAAATCACCACCGCGCAACTGGCTTTGACGGTGGGATGTTTGAGTCATGCCGGGCATGGGCTTGCTCCTATCAGTAACTGGTTATGCGCGGGCTTACTTAGCCCAGCGCTTGGAAATGGCGTCCACCGCCTGGGCGCGCTCAGTTTCGGCAGCATCGCCATCCTTAGGCGGCGTGGTGGTACCGGCTTCAGTGCTGTCGCCCTTAATGCTTTGCAGGCTAATGCCGCGATCCGCAGCCGCTTTGAATAGCGCCAGGCCGGTGGCTTCTACGCTGTCGCCATTGGCCAGGGCCGCCGCGACTTCTTTTTCAAAGCCAGGCATTGCCAAGGCCTGAATGCCGATGCAACGCTGGCGTTCAGCCTCAGCCGCTTCAGTACGCAGCTTGTCGGTATCGACGGTTTCAGCAGCGGCGATTTGAATTGTCTTCGGATCGGTACCGGCCTCGATCGCTGCCTGCAGCTCTGCCGTGGTTTTCACGGTGGTCATAGTGATGCTCCTGGGTTGGTTACTGGCAGATGAACCGGCCAGTTCGGCAATTAGGGATTCAAGCGAACCAAGGCGATCCGCCATACCCGCTTCGATCGCCAGCGCGCCAGTAGCTATACCGCCCTGACGGAAACGGTCGTTGACCTCTTCACGCGGGATATCGCGGTTGCGGGCCACTTTGTCGAGAAACACGTTGGCCAGCTCATCTGTGCGCGTTTGCAGCTGCGCCCGGCCCGCTTCTGTTTCCAGGTCAGGTCGCTTGTTGGGCGCATTGCTGGAAACGATTTCGTAGCTCTTCTCACCGGGCTTGTCTTCGCGCTTACGCAGGCTCAGCACCACGCCCACGCTGCCCAGCTGTGCGGTGTCGTCCACCACCACTTCTTCAGCAGCGCTGGCAATCCAGTACCCGGCACTAGCCGCCATACCGCTGACATAAGCAACCACACGCTTGCGGCCGCGCATGTTGTAGATCAGATCGCCCAGTTCATTGATACCGGTAGCTTCACCACCTGGTGTATCAAACACCGGAATGATCGCTTTAATAGCCGGGTCGTCGAACGCGGTCTGAAAGTCAGTCGCCAACACTTGGGTACTGGTGGCTCCGCTGATCTCAGTGAACAAATTGGCGTAGCGGAAGATGGGACCAGTTACCGGAATAACGGCCACGCCGTCGCGCACGGTAACGTTACGCGTGTTATCAAGTGAACGGCCCAAGCGTGCTTCCAGGGCTTCCACATCACCCTGCCGATCCGCCACGGACATGACAGTATCAAGCGCTTCGCTGGTGATCAGCCACGGGCGACCCGCCGCTAGTTCCAGTGCGGTTCTCATAGTCATACTCCAAAAGGAAAGCCCTGCTCAGTGGCAGGGCTTAGGCGGTGTGCTGGTTCGGTTGTGAGTCTGTTTTGGCGTCGTCATCGTGAATCTTGCCGCCAATATAGAGCGGCACGCCATCTTCATTTTTACGCTTGATCTCGCGGGCGCGGTCATTGTGAACGTCTTCCCAATCCTCACCGTGCAGCGCCATGGTTTCCAGATGTTCGTTACTGGTGCCGTTGGCGATGCGCTCGGTCGCGGCGCGGGCGTCAATCAGTTCGTTGAGTGACCCTAACGGCTCACCAATCCAAAGCGAGCGAACATAGGCACGGCGCTTTGCCGGGTCTCGGTACCCTTGCAGAGTGATCATGCCGTTGGCGACCATCTCATCAATGACCAGCTCATAAATCGGCTGGCACCATTGCACAGTCAAGTGGTGGCGGCGCTGTTTTACGAATTTAAATAGCTGGTTGAATGCAGCCCGGGCAGCGGTGTAACTGGTCGAGAAGTGCATCAATAGCACTTCTGCGGGCTGATCCAGCGCGGCGCCGATCTCTTTGACGATCGCCATAAAAAATGGATCGAATTCTGGATTAGGCCGGTTGGAACTAATCGGTACCGGTTTGGCGCCTTCTTCTAAATCCCAGACTGCGCCCTCGCCTAACGTCAGGCTGTCGCCTTCCGGTTCGTGGTCCCGGTTGCTTTGCACCACTGGCCGCGCTGGCTTATTGGGATCGTTGCTCTGCGCATCCCACATTGTGGCTCCGCCACCAATGCCTTGCTCCTCATCAGTATCACCATGCGTAATGGCCACCGTGAACATCGCGCTGATTACGGCGGCGGTTAGCTCCGCTTGGCTGAACCGCTCCAGCTTCTGCAGCGCTTCCAGAATGGGTGCCAGATAAGGAACGCCGCGAACCTGGCTTGGCCTGTCTTTTTCGTTCATCAACTGCATGATCCGCCGGCGGCCTGTTTCGGCGCCGAATACCGGTACCCAATCCCAGGTGTGCCGAGTCAGATGATCGCTTGGGTAGCCGCTGCATAACCTTACGTGAGTTGGCCTACCAAGCCGATCCAGGCGAATACCATCCTGTTCACGTTCGGTGTTCAGAGTATTTAGGGGGTTACCGATACGTTCGGCTTCCACAAGCTGCAGCTTTAGGCCAAACAGGCCACCTACCCGCTTATCAAACGGTGTGAAGCCAAACACATCGCCGCTGGCAAGCGCACTGACGAAAGCCAGCCGTTGCTGCATGTAGAAGTCCATCGTGGCTTCCGCATCGCATTCATTTGGATCCTGCGCCCAAAGGGCGAAGCCGCGTGCCAGTTGATCATTGAGGGCATCGGTGGCATCGTCATCCAGTCCCAGCACCTTGCCGTCTACATTCGGGCGAACGGTTAACCCCATTCCCACCACGTTGGTAGCGGCGCGGCTGATCGCAGCACGGCCAATCATATGGTTGCGGTAGGCATCTCGTGACCGGGCAATCAGCGTTTCCCGCTCGCTGGTCGGTGTATCCTGCCGGGGGCTGCCCAAGCCGGGAATCCAGCTCAACATGCTACGGATCATGCGGCTTGCACCACGGTGGCGGGTCTCGCTGCCAACGTTGGCGCGGCTGCTGGGCTGGGTGGCCTTGAGGCGTTTAATCTCTTCCATCGCCTGTTGGGCTTGGGTCTCTGCCAGCTTCGCCCGGGCACCGCCTAAATTCCTCAAAATGCCCATGGCTTAAAACCCCACATAGCGAATGCGGTTTCGCCCACGGCCACGTGTGGCGGCTTGTTCTTTCGCTGCCAGCTTTGCGTAGTGAACTTCCATGCGCTGCAGGGTGCCCAGATCAGCGCGGGTATATTGCCGCTCTCCAAAGCGCCATGACTGCGAACCCGACAAAATCTTATCGATCGCTTCACGCACCAGGGCCAGGCGGTCGGTGTAGGTTTGTTGGGTCATACGCTTCGGTTCCTCATACGGCGTCCACGACGGCGGCCAGCGGTTGGCTGAGCCGGTATTTCTGCCGGTGATTCAAACAGGGTGGTTTGGGTTAGCGTCGCTTCGAGTCGATCCCAGTCGCTTGCCCTCAGCACGTGGGTTCGGCAGCTGCGCGCCGCGTGCAATGCGTACACTTCGCAATCCAGCGCTTCGTTTGGCTTGCCGGCCTTCTTCTGCCATACGCGTTTACGTGGGTTTCTCGGATGCGGCGCTTTTACTTCCGCTGTCAGCTGTTCCCAGTAGTCGGGGCGAACATCTTGGTACCAGTGCATACGACCGGGGCCAGTGCCCTTAAGCCGTATGCGGGCGTCAATCAGATCCTTAGCTTTATGGGTACCGACGATGAACGGGCGCAGGCCGTACTTATCGGCCTTGGTGTTTTTGCTGTTCGTGTCATCCGATATCTTGGGCCGGCTGAAGATCTCTTTATTCTCGCTATTCAGCGAGGCACCTTTAACGGCCATGACGCCGTGCCGCTGACGTGCTCGCACGTAGTGATAAATAGCATCACTGGTGTGGCCGTCTGAGCTATCGATACCCACTGCAGAAACCCGAAGCGATGCACCACTCTCATGTTCAAAGCCGGTGGTCATGAGCTTGTCTAGCTCTTCATATACCGGATCGGCTTTATCCATCGTGTTGCCGTAGAGCTCGCCCCAGTAGATCAGCCAGCTTTCTTCGCCACGGCCCCAGGCGCGTATTACCACCGCTAGGCGGTCGTGTTGCACATCGATACCAGCCGTGAGCAGCAAGCCACCACGAGGGATGGTTTTCTCTGCATACTCTTCGGCGCGATCCTTCAGCTCATCAACTTCCGGCGCATCACCTTTGAACTGATACGCCAGGCCCATTGAACTGTTGGTGAATACGATCAGATCGCTAAAATCGCCCTGCTCAGCGTTGTGCTGTGCTGAAAGCCACTTCTCCATCAGCTTCGCGAAGCGTGAATCGGGGAATGTGCTTAGCAACTCATTCATGTAGTAACCGGCCACACCGCGAAACTCAGCGGTGGCTACCCATTTCCCTTTACGCAGGTTTGCGTTCTTATCCCGATCGTTCCACTCGCTACCGCAATGCGGGCAGGCGTAAACGGTTTGCTCTGGCCGGAATGCGCCATAAATGGGATGCGGCTGTTCAGCCGTCGTCGGGCATACCAAGTTATCGAAACTCAGCTCGTGCGATTCACCACAGTGATGGCACGGCACCAGGCAGCGGCGCTTGTCGCTCAGTTGCATTTCCGCTTCGATAGAAGAGATACCCGCGATGGTGGGCGTTCCACCGATGATGTACTTCTTACGACCCCGGCCGTAGGTTTTGCCACGCTCTTTGAGCAGCAGGATCGAATCACCCTGCCCCTTTAGATTTAGGTTGCAGTCGTCAGGCTCTTCGACAAAGCCGCGGGGGCTGGGAGTCGACTTCACCGACGATGGTGAATTGGAACCCACCAACTTCAGGAAGCCGCCCGGGAAGCGCTTGAACTGCTGGCGTTGCTGCAGCTTTCGCGAGCGTAGGTCTATTTTGTTGCGCAGCCGTGGTGTTGCTTCCACCATCGGCTCAAATTTTTCCGCCACATACTCTTTAGCGGCACCGTCTTTCGGAAATAGGCCGATGATCGGCGAGGGGTCAATGTCGATCCAGCGGCCTAGCGCATTACCCAGCACACCGGATGTCCACGCGACCTGCGCTGATTTCTGACAGCACACTTCTTCAACGTTGGGATCGTCGATGGCTTCCAGTGGTCCACCTGGAAGTGCAAGCGCGGGCGTTACGTGGATGCTGTATTTACCAGGTCTGGCTGTTTCTACCTCACTCATCCAGCGGTGTTTGTTTGCCCAATCCATAGTGCCAATACGTTCTGGCGGGGCCCACTTTTTTGCCAACTTGCTTGCCCATCGCGCAGCGTTACGCTTCAGCGCTCTCCGCATCTTCCGGTTCAAGTTGGCTGCTGGATTCATAGTTACTCAGTGTGCTTAACGCATCCTCGATATGACGGCGGATCACAGACACATCCACCTCTTCGCCCAAAATTGCTGTTAGCTCAGCAGCCAACGCATCGGGCATGTTAAACAACAGCTCAGCGCGTGCGGCTTCCACCAGGGCGTCATACTCAACGTCTAAATCATCGGGCATGACTAGAACGTCATCTTCTTTCAGCATCTCGCGTTCGAGCTGATCACCGCGCAAACGGTCAAGGCGATCTTTGGCAGACTCGCGGGTAGTGTCATTTGCACGAACCATTAGCCAGGCCAAAACCTCAGCCGGTGAATACTCGTTGCTGGCACCACGGCCAGCGGACACCGCCACCGGTAAGCCCTTTTGCTGCCAGTCAGTCAGCGTCCTTTCGGAGACTTCAAGCAGCTCAGATAACGCCCGCTTGTTTAACGATGCGGGCAAGCCAGCAGCGTGCCAGTTAAGCAACGCCAGCTGACAAACGTTGATCAACTCAACTGACGTCATGCTGCTAACCTATTGATGAGATTAAAAGTAAGGAAGCCATGCACACTTTTTAGCTGCACGAATTCCGCGGCTATGTTCCCCCGTATACCGCGCTGCCTAGCCAGAAGGACCCACGGTTATTGCTCACCCGCCGACCCAGGCTTTAGCAACAGCTGATACACCGACTCACGGTCAGCATTGGCACGGCGCCGCAGTGATTCATAGTCTGCAAGCAACTGGAGCAGATCGCGGTTATGCGACACACGACGCCTGGGCTCACTCAGTGGCGTCACTAGATGTGGCGGCACTTCCGGCATCACCAGCACCGGCACTGTCACCGGCTTCGGGGAGCTCGCGCACCCAGTCGCCAACAACAGCAGGCAGAGGCTGCCCAGCCCAATCACTAGTCGTTGCATCGTCTCTCTCCAGTTGCTGGGCCGTCTTGCGCATCATGTCTACTAGCTCAGTGTCACGCTGCAGTTGCTCATCACGTGCTGATAGCACCGCACTCAGTGTGTTGATCTGCTCACGCTGCCAGCGCTGGTGTTCCTGCAGGATCTCCACCTGATCGTTTGCCCGAGCTAATCGCGTTTCGGTTGCCGATAGTTGCAACGCATACTGCCGCGCCTGCATGCCAGCAAAGATCGTGATGCCCAACAGTCCAGCGACCATCCAGCCAGACAAGTTGCCTAAGATGCGCTTAATCATTTCAGCCACCGCCCGATGATCTTCTCGTAGAGCTCATCCGCTCGATTGCCAAACCACTCCGTTCCCTTGAACGCCACTACCGCGCCAAGGGCAGCTGCTAAATCAACCGGAAGGCCGAAGTAATGAAGCACTGGGAAAGCCGCCAGGGTTAAGCAGCCACAAAGCATGGCCTCTAGCCAGCTCTTGCTGACTCTGTTGCCCGCGTGCAGGCTGCGCAACATGCCCACTAAGAACGCCAGACCCGCCGCGTAAAGCTGAGGCCAAGCGGTGGCGACATACGCAAGCAACGCCTGCCATAAGTTAGGGTCGCGTCCCGGCATGAGAAGACTCTTTATTGAATGAATGTCACGCCGCCCGCGCCGCGTCCGCGATCACGCCTGCTACTGCCTCAACCAGCGCGTCGTAATACTGTTTGAACTGATACAGGTCGTTAGCGTTGGAAAGGAAAAACAACTCAAAGATGATGCCGCCACCGCCAGACACGAAGGCCAAGCGCTCGTGATACCCAGCGTTCTCAGGCTTAGCCCCACGGTTGGGAATGCCTAACAAACCAGCAGTTACACGGCAGAGCTCAGCGCCCAGGGGCTTGTTATGAGCGCGGGATAACGTCTCAACACCCGTTGCACCAGGGCCACCGCCATTTGTATGAAACTCAATGGCAATATCACAGCCTTGAGCAATTCGAACAGCCTGGCGCAACGGCAGGTTTTCGCCGGGTTCACCGTCTAACACATGGCGTATACCCAGGCTGGCTAACCGCACGCTAACGTCATCACGGAACAGCTGAACGATATCGGCCTCTTTATAGCCATTAGCCACGATCCCCGGCACCGTATCGCTATGCCCTGCTGAGAGCATCACCGTGTTGCGCTGGGGTGGCCGCTGGGGCACTGCTTTGACGTGATCAATCCACCGCATGCCCATGGCCTACCTCCTAAAATTAAAATGCCCCGCATAACCGAAGCTATGCGAGGCACCGCCCACCACGGACGGGAGCTCATTGGTCTAGCGCCCAACAAAAAGCCCCAGCACGGTGGCTGGGGCTTCTAGGTGGAGGCGCATCTATCAGACGATAGCTGAATCTTGAACCTGGACTGCAATGGCATCAAGCGCTTTGTAATGCCAAACAAAAAAACTCTTTTTTACATTGGGCATAGTTGGGCAAGCATCGAAATGAACAACGCTTAAGCTCTTTTAATCTTCCTGCTACGGCTCCTCAACACCTCTCTAAGCTCAATATGCAGCTTGTTGAGGCGATGATAGTAGGTACGCTCAGTAAGCCCCAGGCGCTGCGCTTTATGTTCGTTATAGCCTTCCCAGTGGTAATGCTCCCAAGCCAGAACCTGCAGCTCATTACTCAGGCAGCCAATGCCCTCATACACTTCCCAGGCCAGATCATCGATCACACCATGACCCAACGGGTCGCGGCTTCCCTTAGGGCCGCCGTCAGGCATCACACCCTTGAACTCGATCAGCTTGCCCAACGGGCTGCACTGACGCAGGGCACAGCATTTCCATTGATCGGCCCAATGCTTCAGTAGTTCGTCCATTGCTTTAATCATTGGTTTGCTCCTGCTTTCGGCCTGGTGGGTAGCCTTAGTTCTAATTAGCGGGCTTGGCGCTCTTCTCGCTCACGCTGACCATAATGATAGGCCTCTTGCTCCTGGAGCATTGCCTTGGTGAAAAGCGGCTGCATCAATCGCATTGCTTCCAAGTAATCCCCTAAATCGTCTTTAACCAACAACACCCAAGGGAAATCGCCGTTAGCACTTTCGATTTGGAAAAAATAAGCATAGCTACGAAGGCCAGTATTCAAGCGAGAAGGCTTGCAGGGAGCATACAAGGCATAAGCCCCTTCAACCTGTTCAATCTCCTCCCAGCCAGCTTGCTCCAGCAGATCACCCCGTTCCAAGGGCTCGCTGTCAAAAAGCTCAATCACTTCCTCGCACAACTTCACTAACTTTCCGTCTTGTAGGTGATAAACGCTCATTAACGATCTCCTATTGGGTTGTCACATATGTCACCTGATCAAAAATCAATCATGTGACAAAAAAAGTCTTTTAAATCAACCGTGTCACATTAGTCACATATGTCACATATAAATATTAATAAAAACATGCGCGCGCACGCGCGCGTGCGCATACATGTAGATATCATATGTGACACTGGTGACACTGGTGACACGATTGATTAATAAGTAGTTTTTCTAACTGGAACATGTGACAGCACTGGTGACACAGCAACATCTTGTGACAAAGCATAGTTAAATCTCCACGCTAGGATCCACACCAGGCCGCAAATAAGGACGAATCCTTTTATTGGTACCCGGTATACGCTGCTGAGGCTGCTTTAGCCAGCCAAGGTGTCGCATAACATCACCCACCCGCCGCTGTTCCTGCTTACCCTGCCTCGACACATCCAGCCGCAGCGCATGCGCCATAAGCTCACTCGTCGTGATCTTGTTAATGTACGCTGCACGCGCCTGGCCCGTTCGCCAATCAGGATAAGCATTGGCAGCCGCTCGCCCATCCAAGTAGTCCGTGATCCGTTCTTCCCAAGGGTCTTCAAGGTAGCGCTGATCCTGTTCAATAGCAGCCTGGCTTTCTGGAACCTTCCACCAAGCAAACCCCTGATCGTAGCGATGCACAGCCTCGGCCCATAGCTGCTCACGCCATCGCCGGATATACCCCACATCTGCCTTACGGCAGGCCACAGGTAAGAAGCGTCTCGCGCCTGTAGAGTCGATCAAGTACTCAGTAGCGTTTGTGGTACCGATGAAGATGCACTGCCGGGGGTGACTCACAGCCCTTTGCGCATAGGGTGGTCGAAATTTATCATCGCGCCGCGTAATCGCCATCTTTACCATGGTGATGTTGGCTTTAGAAAACGACTGTAGCTCCCCGATCTCGACCGCCCAAGCCCCTTGGATGGTCAAGAAGAAATCCTTGTTGTCAGGTGCCTCAGAAAGCTCCACGTACCACTGCGCACCAAACAGCTCACGAATGCAGGTCGACTTCCCCAGACCTTGCCCACCCTCCAAAATGATCATCTCATCGACCTTACAGCCGGGGTCACGAATACGAGCCACCGCAGATACCAGCATGGAAATACCTAGGTGCTGGCTATAGTCGTTATCGTCAGCCCCAAATGCATCGGGTATCAGCCTAGCCAATCGAGAACAGCCATCCCACGACGGTAGTTGATCCAAGAAGTTCTGCACCGGGTGATAGCGGTTTTCGTCCGCCACCGTCATCGCCGCCTTATCGGCGATGTTCACTTGGCCAATCGGAATCGACATTTTCTGCTGAAGCCAGACCAGCGCATGGCCTGCATCCGCATCACGCCATTTACCCTTTTCCCCACATGGGAAAGGCGGCGCCCGCAGCTTATCAACGTCCTGGGTGAACTGATTGAACGCCAACATCCCTTTCCATTCAGGGTGATGTTTGAACACAAGGTAAGCATTAGACAGCTCGCCTTTAATCGCCCCTGTCTCGCTACGCCGTAACAAATGCAGCCACTCATCATCTGGAAGGTCTTCCCCCCCAACATCCGGCTTGCGCGAAGTGGGTGCTTCTCGCTCACCTGCCGTAAGGCTAGCGTTGGGGGGTAATGCATTTTCTTGGCTATCGTTTGCAGCTTCCAAGGCAGCAAATAACTGCTGCCTAACAGCATCCAGGCCATGGGCAACATGCAGATCATTCCAGTCAGCCATTACGCAGCCTCCTCATTCAGCTGCGGGAACACCGCCACCGCATGCATGGCTTGCGCGATCTCCTCGGCTTTCTTGCGACCTGGGTTGTCCTTCACTTGCGGGTCATCATCACCGCATATCACCAAGCGCGCCTGTTGATATAGCTGCCCAAGCAGTGGCACAACGCGCTGCAGGTTACCCGCATCAAGAGCAACAGCCACCGGCCACCCCGTCGCCATATGAATACTTGCAGCAGTGGCATAACCCTCAGCCACCGCCACAACGTCAGCTTCACTCGCATCGCCAATCCGGTGCCATGTGCCCGCCTTGCGGCCATACTTCGGAAACAACTTCGTGCCATTAGGCTTGATCAACTGAATGGACACCACTTTGCCGTTCGCATCTCGCAGCGGCACCACCACATCGCCCTGCTGAATGCGCATAAATGAGATATGGTCGGGGCGCGGCTGGGGCAGCTCCTCGAAGAACCGCTTCACCTCCATACCCGGCCATACGTCTGCCCGTTGCGCCTGGTCGTCAATGCTGATCACCACCGAGCAACGCGGAAACCACACGCCAAACGCCCCCACCTGCTTGGCATCCAGGTAATCGGATTGCCCTTCCCGCACACAGTGCTTTTTGATGAAGTGGCGGCACGCCATGGCCACTGCGTCACGCATCGCCTCACGGCGCTTTTCATCGGCCTCAATCTCAGCTTGGCGCGCTTTACGTCGTTCTTCCTGCTCTGCCTTCATCCGCTTGCGATCGGCGGCAGTCATCTCTTGGCGTTCCCGCTTCCAGCCGTGCTGCTGTGCATAGTGAATGATGGTGCCCATGCGGTTGTTGCCCACCTGCAAGCTACGCCAAACGCTTTGTGCATCTTTGGCGTTGTAGCTCTCCCCGCCTTGGCTCCACTCATCCCATGCAAAAAAGCCGTCATCACCGTATTCGGTTTTGACGGCATTGCCGATGTTCACCCAGGTATCACGGTCATCAGCGGGGATGTGTGTCAGCGCCAAGCGCAGCTCATCAACAGTTAGAAGATCACGCTGCATGGAACACCTCCCCAGCAACGCAACCATTTAAGGGTGGGCACTCATAATGGTCATGAAGTAAGCTTTGAGTTGCGAACACCAAGCCCACTACACAAACCAAGGAGTGCCCATGACAACTGATCGTCGTGATCAACCAAAAGTACCGGATTATCGACCGCCCGCTGATGAAGGCCGTGGTAAAGCGCAAGTGCCTACTTCCCGGCGACCGAAACCCAAAGGCCAGTAACGTTAATACTGAGGAGACATAATGGAAGAAGCAGAAGACGTTCCACGTGACCGGAGTGACATGGAATGGGAAATGAGATTTGCCATTTGTCTCCTCAGCCGATACCGAAATTTGGCACGCAATGCTGATTTGGCATTGACTCTGATTACTCTGGTTGGGCTTAGCAGCGCCGCCGGTGCCATCTTCAAGAGCAGCCCACCACTGGCAAGCCTGGCGGGCGTACTGCTGACATTTACTAGCATCCTGCAAATCGTTTACAAGCCCGCAGAAGCTAAGGTGCACGCTGCCGTCAGCCGAAAAATGTACACCGACCTCTGGAGCGAGACTTATAAGCTCTCTGATGAGGCCTTTGATAGCCGCCTGATCAAGCTGCATGGCGAGGATATTGGTGTTGTTGAAGGGCTTCGCCTTGTCGCTGAGATTGACACGGCCCGGCAACTGAACCTGAAAGATAAAAAACTCATAAAGCAGCTCACGCGCTGGAACAAATTCCTGCGGTTGTGTAGCTAACCAATCACCACTGGAGCGTTCGTGAAGAAAAATAACACAAAGGCTAGACGTTACATTATCCAAGCCAAACTGATTAAGAAGAAGGCCGCAGCGCGGCGGGGGGCTGTTAAGAGGCAGATTCCAGGCAACAAAAGGCCTGGCCCAAAGAAATAGCGTTGGTAACATCATCACCGCTTCTCCCTTCTGGTCTGGCACGGCACACACGTAGCAACCCCTGGCAAGCGCTCACGCCGAGCAGCGGGGATCTCCTCGCCGCAGTCCTCACACTCAGTTACCTCAGTACCGCCTAACGGCTGGACTGCTTGTTGGCGAGCCTTCAGCACCTGCTCTAACCGCCATTCCATATAGTCGTTAGCAATATCGGCCTTATCCATGGCTCACCTCCCCATCAAACCGTTGAGCGCTCACTAGCAGCGCCTGCACCGCGCCAAACAACTGCCCTTTCAGCTTTTCCAGCTCAGCGCGCTCATGATCGCGATAAACACCATCGCGGCGGTGCTCACTGATACGCGTCAGCAGCTCAGACACTTGGCTAGATAGGTTCGCCACCGAGTTAAGCAACTGCTGCTCGCTGCAGTCGGTCGTTGCCTCCTGATATTCAAACCAGTGAGCACCCGGCACTAGCGACAATAACGAATCCAGAATGCGCGGGTCGCGTGTGGCTTCCAGTACGTGCTCAAGATCGTCGATCGACAGTTTATGGTTGTCGGCGTTGGGGTTAAGGCGATGTTGCAGGGTGGTGGCAGGCAAGCCGTACACGGCCGCAATGGCCTTACCACCGCCTGGGTAATCACGCGCCGCGTGATACATCGCTAAATTGAGGGGCAGGATTTCGCGCTCAGCGCGCTCCCGTGAGGTGGGCCAGATCTTAGACATGGCATTACTCCCGAAACGTTGCCATGCAACCCACCCGCCAATCGGTTATATTGGGGATGTGTCGCATTTCATTGCATTGGTTTGCGCACAGCAGAGCGGGCCTGTGGTGGGCATCTAAACCGCTCTGCACCTTCGCCGGGGAGTAAACCTGTGGTGGGAAGATCTCCCCGGCACCTCTAAAGCTGCTGGTTAGGCGGCTTTTTTGTTTAATTCTTCTTCAGTAACACCGTAATGCATTAGCACCTCAGATAAAGAAACCTGACCGGCACTCTCACGTGCTAACGCCCTCATAAATTTGAGGCTTGCACCCCGAGTAGGACCAATAACATGCGTCTTGAGGTACTTAGAAGATGTACCCAACGCGATTGCATACTTTTCTAGCCCCGCCTCATCAAGCGATTTTAAGTAGTCAGTTAACATCATCTCACTTAGCCCGTGGCTATGGGTTACCCCTTAAGAATTACACCTATAGATGAATATTGCAACACCTTCTAGGTGCTTCACCTGTGAGGTGTATCAGCAGATAATCCAACAATGGACATATTCACAAAGCGATACCAAAACCTGCGCGCCGTCATGGACGCAAGGAAAATGAAACTAAAAGACTTGGCCAGTGCGATTGATCGTAGTGAAAGCCAGTCCAGCAGCTTTGCGGGTGCAAATCCTCAAAAAAATATCGGCGAGAGAATGGCCCGCCGCATTGAAGAAAGCTTATCACTAGCCCCCTACTCGCTTGACCAAGACGACTTCCAAGTATCAGAACAATCAAACGTATACACCATCACTCGCCATACCGATGCGGCAGTTATAGCCGACATAACGCACATGCTGCCGGTCGTGGGCATGGCCAGCGCTGGGAGACTTATGGAGAGTGTTGAAGACGCAGAAATTGAGGAGTACGTACCAGCACCAGGTCCATGTGGTAAAAACTCATTTGTGCTGCGCCTAGATGGCGTCAGCATGCTGCCCGACTTCAAACCAGGCGACAGGATTGTCATTGATCCCGACGCAGAATGGGTAAGCGGCGACTTCGTTTACGCCTGCAGAACCGATGCTGGCTGCTCTGATGTGGGCACCTTTAAAAAGATCATCTTCGAAGAAGGCGAATATTATTTATGCGCTGCCAACGAAGACTGGCATCCGCGATACACCAAGCTGGAGAAAGGGTGGAAGGTAGTCGGCAAAGCCCGATATCAAGTTAAGCTCCTATAAAACAAGGGGAACACCATGGGAGAGTTTGATTACTTAAAGCGCTTCAACAGTGCGCGAGTTCAAAGCAGAAACATGGATGAACTCATTGGCTTATCAAGAGGCATGCTAGCGGACGGTAAAATCGTTCAAGAAGAAGCTGAGTTTTTACAACGTTGGCTGCATCAAGCACAAGATATGGGTGACGATCCTATCTACCGCATTCTCACATCGCGACTTGAAATGATGTTAGCCGATGACGTACTCGATGCTGATGAATCGCAAGAGCTACTTGAAATGCTTCAAGCTCTTACAGGTGATAATGGCAAACCCACCAACTATCGCCGACCTTCTCATCTTCCCCTGAATGATCCACTTCCTGATATCGACTTCCAAGATCGCGGTTTCACCTTCACAGGCGTCATGGCCTTTGGTCCCAGAAAAGAATGCCAAGCATTGGTAACTGAACGGGGAGGCAAAGCTCTACCTGGTCCATCCAAAAAAGTGCACTACTTAGTTATTGGCACTATTGCGAATGAGCATTGGGCACATAGCAGTTATGGCCGAAAAATAGAGCGCGCTTTAGAAATTCGTGAGTCAGGGCACCCACTTGCCATCATTAATGAAGATCATTTCATTAGTTTTGCGATGAAATAACCAAAGGTGTTACACCTGGCAGGTTGACAAACACCTAAAGGTGTACAAAACTCATTGTCGTAATCCGCCCACCACGGAGCCACGACAATGCCAACCAATGCCCAACCATGCCGGGTGTACATGCACCCGGCCGCAGGTAACAGCCACATCGCCATTCAGGCCATGCAACACGTCACAGGACGCGTTGCTGCCCGCCTGACTGGCACCAAATCCCGCACCATCTATTTGCTCACCCCTGAAGAAGCGGCGCGCTATCGCCGCGCAGGCGGTGCTGCATGATGACTACCAGCCAAGAACGCCTCGTTCGTCGCCTTATCAAAATTGGCGGCAAGCTAACACTCCAGGGCGGCATTCAGATTGAATGCACCCGCGCACCCACAGAAGCGCTCTGGTGCGTTGACCAGCTGAGCATTCGCAAAAGCGACAAAGTCATCACTCAGTATCGCCGCTGGCAGGGTCGCGACCTTTACCCAGCAGTTGCGTCACGCCTTGATTCATTGCTAGCTGATCAAGAGGTGGCCGCATGAACACCGTCACCCAACTCCCCACCCCAGTGCTAACGCAAGCGCACCGCGATGCGATGGCGTACATCCAAAATCTAGCCATCACAATCAGCCAGCAAGGGATCTATGCCGTATTTATCGATTACGACGGCAATGTCCAATGGCTGGATATCAGTTGGATACACCACGCGAAAATAAACAACAGCAATTATCAATCAGATGGCAGCCACCGCATCAAGCTACCGGGAAGAATGCCCGATCAGGGCCACCGCGCTTTAGCGGAACTACAAACGCTCGCCCGCGAGCTAGAAGCGCTCCTCATCCCACCCACTGGAGGAACCGCCGCATGAACGCCCCCCAACACCCACAGCACGCGCGCGTGCTTGGTAAGCGCTACACGCTGCAAGAAGCCGCTGCGCTGCTAGGCACTGGCCGCAACACGTTGTGCAAGCAGATGAGAGAGATCGGCATGCTGGATGCTTCCAACGTGGCCACCCGCCCGCACACATCAACAGGCCGCTTGGTGGTTGAGCTAAAAGCCTATGAAAACCCAGGGCTAGGCACCGAACGGATCTACGGTAAAACACTGGTCACAGAACGCGGCCTGCTCTACATCGCAAATCGCTTGAACATCCGCATCCAGCGTGAAGCCGCCAACGACAGCTGACCTATAACCCCTTTTCGCGACGTTGCCGAAGCAACGCCGAAAACCAGGCCAAACGGCCACACCACCACGAAAGAGGAAACCAATCATGGCTAACGAACCTACCTCAACCGATATTAACGCCCTGCTAGACGACCTAGACGCCGGCATCTTCCGCGAAAAGCTGGCCCGCGCCCTCAGCGATGCCGCCGCAGGCTGCGTTCAACACGGCAAAGCTGCCGATGTCACTATCAAGTTCAGCTTGAAACAGATCGCGGACAGCTCACAGGTCGATTGCGCCCACAAGCTCAGCTACGTGGTGCCCACCGCCAAGGGCAAGCGCTCTGAAGAGAACACCACCAAAACGCCGCTATACGTAGGCCGTGGCGGCAAGCTCACGTTATTCCCTGAGAACCAGGGCAAGTTCGACTTCCAGCCGGACGCCCAAAGTAATACTCAGCGCGCCTAATCAGCGCTCTGGCACCAACCATCAACAGGTAAAAAAACCATGGATAACCAACACCGCAAGATCAAAGGCTATCGCGAACTGAGCCAGGAAGAGATAGACCTCATGAACGAAGTTAAAACCAAGGCTGAAGAAGTCGGGCAGCTTATTGGCAAGCTTGAAAGCTTGAACGCTGATACTGGAGGCCATGCAATTGACATGCGCTGGGTAAACATCGCCCGCACCAACCTGCAGCAAGGCTTTATGGCATTAACGCGCTCAGTCGCTAAGCCAGACTTTTTTTAGTAACAGCGCCTAACCAGCGCTAACACCCACCAACGCAAACCAATGCAATAAGGAATGACTATGGACCACCAAGCTATCGAAAAGATTGAAGCCCTTGTTCACGCGGCCACCATCGGCAACCCGGGCACGTTTGAGCCCACCATGCTGGTACCGGAAGGCTACAAGCTGCAGTCGCTCGAAGCGTATATGGATAACCCCACACGCTTCCGTGGCAGCTTTACCACCAGCTCCATTGAAGACTATGGCAACTACGTCAATGCAGAAGATGAAGCCCGCGTATTCGTTGACATCGACGCCATGCGCGCCAAGGCCTTTTTTGATCTAGGCAACCCAGCAACACCAGGCCACGGCGACCACACCGCCAGCCTACGTTTAGAGAAAACCGGCGCATATGAAGCCTGCCTGCAAGCAAACGGCTCAAGCTTCGCTCAAAAAGAGCTAGCCCACTGGATCGAAGACTGGCACCACTGCATCACCGGGATCGACAGCAACGGTGAAGATCTCAGCGCTAAGCAGCTCGCCAACGCCGTGCGCAAAATCGAGATCAAAGCCACGCAAGAACGCAGCCATGAAGAAGGCGACTGGAACACCAAGCGCTCAGGCATGGACGCACTAGACGCCACCGCTGGAACCGCCACGCCGGACATCATCCGCTTCCACTGCCTGCCTTATGAAGGGTTGACCTACCGCACGTTTGAGATGCGCGTTTCTATCCTGACCGACGACATCAAGCCCAAGCTGAAGCTGCGAATAATCGGGCTGGAAACCGCGCAAGAGGAAATGGCGAAAGAGTTCAAGGAAGTGCTGCAGAACGAACTGGAAGAAAGCACCACCTTATTACTGGGCTCATTCAGCAAGTAAGGCGACTCACCAACCGCACGACCACCCCGCCGCCACCCACCACGGGCGGCGGGGTCCCACCAACGGAGAGCAAACCAATGCAAACTGCACAGCCCACAAACCAGACGTACCTTCAGTATCCACAATTCCGCTTCATCGAGTTCAACAAGCGCCGTCAAATGCGCGGCGCCGAGTGCGCCCGTATCGAGATCATCTACGCAGAGGGCGATATGGATTGCATCTGGATGAGCGCGGGTGACCTGCAAAACAACATTCGCACGTGGGGCCCACACGCAGCACTGACCGAAGCCCTCAAGGCCTACGGGCAAGGGGGCCGGGGATGAAAGCCCTTATCAAAGCGGCCCGCATCCAGCAGCTCAAGAAGCGCGCCCGCCGCCTGTACATCGCCTATGTAGAAGCCCACGACCACCTTGGTTGCGGCCACCACCTGGCGGACCATCTCACCGGCGGCCGCCGCAAGCGGCTCGCCAAAGCATTCAACGCCACCGTGGACCGGCTAGAAGCCCTTGGCGCTAACCCACCTAAGGAGCGTCTGCTATGACTCAAATTATCGATATCAGCATCGACTTAGAAACGCTTGGCAAATCCACGAGTGCCATCATTTTGGCGATTGGCATCGCTGACAGTAACGGCATTGGTTTTACTGTGATGCCAAGCGTCGCTGAGCAGCTCCAGGAAGGCCGAACTTTAGATGACGATACGCTCCTGTGGTGGCTAGTCCAGAGCGACGCAGCACGCAACGCTTTGAAAGGGCCTCGCGTAAGTCTTAAATCAGCTCGCATGACTATCACTGATTTCTTTAGCGAAGCCATAGAGCACTACGATGAATATAGAGTTTGGGGCAATTCTCCCAGCTTCGATTGTGAGATTCTAGGCAGCTTTCTTGGCTGCAAGCCATGGCCTTTTTACCTTGAGCGGGATGTACGTACTGCCCGTGAAATACTGGAAAGTCGCACCAAGCCGACTACACCGCATTCTGCGCTTAGCGACGCCCAAGCGCAGCTTGAAGATGTGTTGCGTTATCGCCAAAAAAGGAAGGCGCCCTGGGCAATAGAGCCAGAGGTGGGCAAATGAATCAACAGCATTCACATTGGCGCGCTCAATATGCTCTAAAAGCCTACGGGCAAGGGGGCCGGGGATGAGCTACGAAGCATGGCGTATTTCATTTCAAAACTCTGAGCAAGCCGCGAAAGCGGCCTTTGAAGATGCGCAACGGTACGAACGGCTGTTCGTCATGGCGATCGGCAGCGTCGTCGAGCTTGCCGAAGCGGCTGGCGTTCGCAAGGAAGACCAACTGATGGGCGGTACCGCCCAGGCACTGGACGCGATCGAGAAGCTTAAAGCGCGGCGGGACAAGTGGAAAGCTCGAGCGCTAGAGGCTGAACAGTGGAACCGGGAGATGGTCGCAAAGGCTGCCAGTAACCACCTGGAAGGCTATCGAGAACTTGGCCGTAGAGCCGCCACCGCTGAAGCGGCCCGCGATGAATTAGCCAACCACGTAACCAGCTTGCGGGAAGACGTTGCCAATCTGCTCAGGCTCGTCGCAAAGATCCGCGCTGCCGCAGGCGACCCCCACGGCAAGCTGATGCAGCCAGAACTGATTAAACACATTGCCACGCTCAACGCCCACCATATTGCTGCCCCCAGCAATATGGTCAGCGGCCCCAGCTCCACCGCCTGTGATGATCAATACCAGGCGCAACCGGAGGCAGACCAATGAATGCCGTGCTTATAGCTGCGATCGGCATCATCGGCGGTGCCTATCTTACGTCACTGATTGTAGATGAGCGCAGCCCGATACTACCCGACCGACTTGTCACTGCAGGCATTGGGGCTTTTATAGGCCTGATCAGCGTTGCCGTCATTGCTGGCGGCTGGCACCTTGCGGCCCTGGTGTTCGCCATGATGGAGGGCGCCCAATGAAATTCTCAATGAACGGCTTCCGCCGCCAACTTAGCGGCGATATTCAAGAGCTTCGCTTCCAGGTCAACAACGTCATTAACGATGAGTGGTATAGCAAAGAAGAGCTAGCCGAAGCTTTGAACGCTGTTATCCAGCATAGCAATGTATTGAACTGCATATATTCATCCACTGATCCCGACTTCACAGACATGAGCGATCTGGAAGTTGAGCACCTTGAGCGGGATGAAGAGCACCAGGAGGAAGAAGCGACCCGAGAATCAGCACTCTGCTCAGAATGCGATGGAGATGGTGCTGTTTTTGGTGTTGAGTGCTGTATCTGCGATGGCAAAGGAAGATTAACTGCTGAAGAAGCAACACAGTTCTACAACGAGCGTAGCCAAGTCGAAGGGGATGCCCTATGAAAGAACACGGCCTACTATTTAACACCGCGATGGTGCAAGCCTTCCTCGAAGACCGCAAAAATCAAACTCGCCGCGTGGTCGATGCTCATAACTCCCTAGTAGATGGCAACGGCATCAGCAAAAAGCGCTGGAATGAATCTGGCTTCGACCTCGCCAACGCGATGATCGACAACGGCCCATCGCCAGCAGGCAACCCAGGCCCTTACCTCAAAGCCACTTGCGCGGAAGGCACTACCCACCGGATTTATTCACGCGTGCAACCAGGTGATCGAATTTGGGTGAAGGAAACCACCATCAACGTTGAAGATCATGGTTATATTGGCCCGGTATACGTCGCCTCAGAAAACGGGCAAGCCATATTAGATAGTGGCTTACGCCCCGCCCCTGACGATTTTGCCGATGTAGATCCGCACGATATTAAGCTGCGTTCCAGCATGTTCATGCCTAAAGCCATGGCACGACTGGTGTTTGATGTGGTGAGCATTCGTCTTGAGCGGTTGCAGGATATTAGCAACGAGGATGCTGTAGCAGAGGGAATCGGCACCCCATTAGATATGCGGTATGCGTCCTTAGATGCGTTCAAGTCACTTTGGGAATCCATTAACGGCTCCAATTCATGGGAAGCAAACCCACCGGTGTGGATTTACGATCTACAGCCCGTTGGCATTAACCCCGCAACGATGCCAAGCCAAAGCATACTCGCTGAATGCACACTATCAGGAGGCAGCCATGCTACCGATTGATCACGTCACGATAGAGCGCTTTGCCGAGCTCACCGGCTACAGCGAGTTTGCCATTAGATCAAAGATCAAGCGTGGTGATTGGCGACTAGGTGATCAGTTCTTTAAAGCGCCGGACGGTCGGATATTAATGTCATTAGAAGGGTATGCACGATGGGTAACAAAGGGAGCAGTTACGAAGGGGTCCGGATCGCTTCGACCAGCAGTATCGAAATCGACTTCTACTACCAGGGCACCCGCTGCCGCGAACGGCTCAAGCTCCAGCCCAGCCCCGCTAACCTGAAAAAAGCGGCGCAACATCGCGCCGCTGTAATTTCATCGATCGACACCGGCACGTTTGATTACCAAATCACTTTCCCCCGCAGTAAGAACGCCCGCAAGTTCATGCGCCAAGATCGGCTAGACAATTACCTGCGGCAGTGGCTAAACGCTAAGCGCCCTAGCTTGAAAGCGTCCACGATCAAAACCTATGACACCATCATCGAGCGGCTACTGATACCTGAGATGGGGCATTTGCTGCTGGCAGAGGTTACGCGGCCGCTGGTACGTAACTGGCTAGCGTCACTCTCCTGCGGCAACAAACGCCTCAGCAACATTCTTATGGTACTGCGTTCGGCACTCAGTGATGCCATGCATGATGAGCTGCTCGATACCAACCCTTTGCAGGGCTGGCACTACCGGTTAAAAGAAGCACCAGGCCCCAAGAAAGGGCCAGACCCATTCACGCGTGAAGAACAGGAGGCGATCCTCTCGGCCACACGCCCCGAGGTGCGACCGCTGTTTCAGTTTGCGTTCTGGACTGGCTTGCGCCCTAGCGAATATATCGCCCTGGAGTGGGGTGACATCGATTGGCACCGCATGGAAATCATCGTAAACAAATCCATCACCACCGCTGCCAAGGGAGAGGCAGAAGATACGAAGACCTCAGCAGGCAGGCGAACGGTCGCGCTGTTACCGCCTGCGGCCGAGGCGTTAAAGCAGCAAAAGAAATACACGATGCTCCACCCCAGCGGACGCATCTTCCTGTGGCCACGTAGCCAGAAGGTGTTTAGCGGTGATAGCGACATACGCGAAAAGCTCTGGCGCCCCGCCGTGATACGTTCCGGCGTTCGGTACCGTACGCTCTATCAAACGCGGCACACTTTCGGCTCAATGATGCTGTCAGCAGGAGAACCCTTAGCATGGGTTAGCAAACAAATGGGGCACCGTGATGTAGTATTCACCGCCAGGACATACGCGCAGTGGATACCGAACACGTCACCAGAGCTGGGATTGAGAGCAGTCGAGATGTTTGGGGGTAGTCAGCTTTAA